CCTAGTAGCTGTGCTAGTGAAGTTGTGGCTTGATTGCCTGCTTGTTCTGTAGGAGCAAACAATGCATTGTTATTATTTTGTTGTCCTGCAATGCTGTTAATACCATTTTGCAGACCTGCATTAGCTTGATTAGCTGCGTTTTGAATAGCTTTCTTATTACTATTCAAACCTAACAGACCTCCAATTGCATCAAATAATCCCATAGTGATAATCCTTATGGAGTTGTGCTTAGTTTAATATAATAAATAGTACCTTCAATATTGATAGGTATTGCTTTAGTAGCAACAGATAATGAATCCATTACAATTCCTGCATTGATAAAAGGATCATCAAATACAGTATTCTGTAATAGATCATATCCTTTAATCATTCTATCATTACCATTAAACACTTTACTAAGTGTATCACGTTTAACAATTCCTGAACTACTCATTACAATGTTTGTCCTTCAATAACTGCTTCTAATCTCATGATCGATGCAATAGAAGTATTTGATCCTCTGAATCGTAGTGACATATAGTTATTAGCATAGCACATAGGCCACCATACTAATCTCTTATTATAATCACCTTGTTTACCTTGATTGATAAACTGTTCTTGAGAATAAGTAATCCCATCAATAGAGTAACTGAAAGATAATGTAGGATTATCTCCTAATGGCGTTCTACCTGTAGCAGCTACCAATTCTAACTCAGTGATTGTAAATCCTCCTGAGTTATAAACATATGTAGTAGTAAATTCCCATGCAACAGGATTACCAAAATGAGTTGATACTGATCTATCAAGATAACCTACTTGACCTGTCTCAGGATCACCTCCTATGAATTTGTTATAACAAAAAGAGAAGTGACGTAGTGGATATTCTTGATCAGCATTAACACCTCCTGCTAGTATATTCCATACAGGAGTACCTGCTGCTAAGGATGCATTTTTTGAATAAACAAATGTTAATGTAGGTAAGTGCACTAGTAATCTAGTATCACGTGATTCAACAATTGTCTCCACTTCAATCAATTGTTGTTGTTCTAATGACAATGATTGAATAACTTGTTCTACATAGTTAGTCGCAATAGGAACAGATTCACCATCATTACCTAAGTAGACTGATACTGCTTCATCTTTACCACTACCCACAAAGGCAATATTAGATTCATCAAATACACAGAATGCTTGAGTACCTACAGCACCTCTAGGAATAAATGCAGATTTATTGTTGGCAAAAGGGAATCCTGATCCACCTACGTTTTGAAAGTTCTGAATAGTATATTGTCCCATTGCCCACATTTCATCTTTGAGTTTAATCAATCCTTGAATAGGATCAGGATCAATTTCTGCTGTAGCAAACGAAGTAGGAATAATTGATGTAGGATCATTAAGCTTAGTAGATACTATGTTAACTAGATCAGTAAACATAAAGTACCCATCAATCCATATTACAGAATAAACATTTACTGCACTAGGATCAGTTACCTTTGTTAATGTTGCTCCATCATAATACCATAGGAATCCATTGGATGCTATTGCTAATCTATCAAATCCATAATCCATGAATGCAGGAGCACCATTATCTCCTACATCACCTATCTCAACTACTGATCCATTAGCTAATACTTGTATTAATAGTGAGCCTTGTACTCTATAATTAATACCATTCCAGTTAATAGATGCTCTATCTCTACCCACTAAAGTATTGCTAAATAAACTAATACCTGGAGTAGATGTTAAGTATCCTTTAGAGATAGATGATTCTGCTAGACTAGGCTCCAAATTAATAGGTAATGAATCATTAATAGCAGCATTCTGATCTGTTTGAATGCCTTGGAGAATACTTATTTGTGTCATTTAATTATCCCCAAGCTGATTTATTCCACAAAGAGTCATCCCATACACCAGCAATAATATACTGTGATCCATTAACAGCATTAAGTAATGATTCTTCATTAGTAGTTGCTTGGTCTAACATAAATGGGAAGTATACTGAATATAACTTACCTCCAGAACCTCTTGGAGTATTAGTAGGTAATTTACTAAAAGGAATGCTTCTATATTGAGCGTATAGCCAATTCCATGCTTTGTTATATCTACTAATGAAATTAGCATTGAGTGTTTTACCAATACCTTCCATATATTCTTTAGCTAAACAAGTAGCAACCATTGCAGTAATACCATCTTCTATTCCTGCAATATCATTAAGATTACTTTGACCTATTTTAGGAGGATGATTATATCCCACATCCATTCCTTGTAGTCTCCATTGCCTCATTAATGCATCTAATCTAGATAACATTGCAGATAACATATTAGGAGATTTATCAAATATATATCCTGATATTCTAAGGTCTTGAAAAGCAAATTCTATAATAGTGTCTTTAGTCACTACTGAGAAGTCTAGATTATCTTCATTAGCTACTATTAATAAAGCAGCAACATCTGTAAATATTTGTCCTGCTTGTGTATTAATAGTGATATTTATTGTATCTGTTTCTCCTATAGTGCCACCAGAAATCATCATCCCTATTGCAGAATTATTCCATACCTGCTTAATAACAGAAACACTTCCTGACGCAACTGTCATTGTTGATCTATTTATTATATCACTTCCAATAAGTTTACTATAATCAATAACATAGAATCTTGTACTATCAGGTGATTTAGGTTGTAAATATTTCATGTGTTATCCTTTAGATAGTAGAAGTATATTCACTAACAATGAATATATTTATAATATCTAAATGGAATAAGCCCCTAGAGGATTTACTCTCTAGGGGCTATTTTAATTATACTTAGACTTGTTGGAATAGAGAAATCCCACACATTTCTGTGTTGAGAATACCTACACCAAAATCAATATCCCATCTAGCTTTGATAGATAGATCATTGATTGCACCTTGTCTGACATAGGTAATAGGAATACCTAGATCAGTTGTACCTTGTAGAACACCCCACCCATCTTGAGGCTCAACAGCAAATGAACCTGGCATGATTTCAATTGCCTCCTTCTTAAAGAAGGGGTTAGCAGTTGCAGTAGCAGTATTAAGGAATGTAATAACTGCCTGATCAGCAGGAGTAGCAGATACGTTTTGATATTCTAGTTCTGCACGAGAACCACCCCCAGCAGATATAATTGGAGGAGTAATTTGAACAGTCCCAGAACCACCAGCACCAGTAACAATAGAAGTAATACAGAATGTTTGTGGATTACCTGTATCTTGTTTAGTGATCATATGAACACTATTAACACCAGCAATCTTGAAACGATCACCTACCTTAACAGTACCAGAACCAACACTGATTGTAATAGTTTGATATCTATTATCAACGTTAGTAGTACCATTGGTTTGTGTGGTATGACCTACAGGAACATAATACTGATTAGCACCATTTACCTTGACAGTTACACCAGCAGCAAGAGTTAGACGATACTTCTGATCATTCTTGAATACATCAAAACCAGCAACATCACCTACGTATGCACGATCATAAGCAGTAAGCGACTTACTGTTATCAAGAGTACGAGACGCTAGGTTAGCTGCCATTTTATTATATTCAAAAGATGAATAGAATGCAGAACGATTCATCGTATCTACACCAATATCATTAAAAATGGTATCGAGTGCAGCAACATCATCAAAACCAGAAGCAACTGAAGTTGATGTATAAACCTTAGAACCTTGTAGAGCAATTTGCTGATAAACAGCAGTATTAACATCAGATGCAAGCTTTTGCTTAGCAGCCATGCCATATTTCTCTAATTGATTAGGATCACGAAGGTCTTTAGATGATAGAGTTAGTGGTGCAGATTTATGATAACCTAGAGTAATAGGAACAGCAAGCTGAGTAATATTACCAAAGTTAGCTGATTGATCAAAACCATCATAAGTTAGACCAATATAAGGCATAGGACGCCAAATACGATCAGAACCACGTTCCATAGTTTGGGCATTAGGTGGATTATAAAGCTCAACATTCTTACTAATTACAAGCCAATCATCGAAACCTTCAAGCACTTGCTCGAACATTACGATTTCTTCTTTTGTAAAGTCATTAGCCATTTTAAATTACCTTATTTAATATTATGCTGTCTCTTGAAATCTCTAACAGCATTCATGTTACCTGTTTTCTTTGCTTGTTCTCGAAGCTTCTCTAATTGCTTCTGAACATTTCCACTAGGATTAGCAGACGTAGAGGCATTACCCTTAAGAGGTTTATCAGGGGTAATTTCATCCTTTGATTTCTTAATCACTTTAATATCCTTTTCAATCTTTGCAATAGCAGCAGCTAACTTAATAGGATCAGTAATGCCTTGAAGCATCTCTACTTTGTTAGGTTGCTTAGCTAATGCATAAACAATAAGAGCCATATTATCAGCAGCAGTAAGAATTGCATTCTTCTGTTCAAGAGTAAAGTCATTAGCAAACTTTGCTTTAGCTTGATCGAAATCTTTAACACCTAAAGCCTTAGCTTCATTGTTAAATCTAGTAATCAATTCATTCTGCTTAGATGCATTTCTCTCAGTTTGTTTCTCTGCTTTAGATTTACGTTCATAATAAGCATCTAAGTCTTTCTCAAACTTATCATGATCATATTCACAAGATTCAAGTGTAGGCTTATCACCTACAACAATGATTTCTTCTGGAGCAGTTTGATTAGGTGTATTCTTTAAACGATTAAGTTCTCTTTGAGTTTCTCTTAACTGCTTACGAATATCTTTGATAGTAGATGATTCTTGATCATTACCTTCATCATCTTGTGAAGACTGCGCACCTTCACTATCTTCTTCACCAAATAAGATTTCTGTTTCTTCTTCATGATTCTCATCAATATCAGTATCAATGAAATCATTAACTAGATCATTATCATTATTTGTGTCTGCATCATTCAAAGACATTATGTATTCCTTATCTCAGATTTACGTGATCTGGGGCACGATGATTATTACTTCCTACCTAAGTTAGCAAATCTTGATAACCAAGATTGTTTCTTAGGAGGTGTTTGTGTGACAGGTGTTTGATTTGCTTGAGGAATCTCCATAGGAGTATGCAATTCCTTTAAGCTTAATACATTAGTATGCCCTGTCTCAGCCTGTATCTTACTAGCATTTGCTTGATTTACAAGGGCTTTCGTTTGACTTTCTTGTGTCTGTGCCTGATTTTTCACAGCAGCAGCTTGAAGATTAGCAGTTTCAGCCATTAACAATTGATCTTGTGGAGATGGAGGCTGTTGTGCTTGCTTCTGTTGAAGTTGTGCAAGCATTTGCTTTTCTTCATCATTAGGTTCAATTACTCCCTTCAACAGCATTTGTTGCCTAACATATGATTGTAGATCAGTAATACCATCACCATCAAGATTAGTGATCATTGTACCTGCAATTGCTGTACCTAGTTCAGGATCAGCAGGCATAACAAATTGAAGCATGTTATACAGTGCTTTTACAGTTTTATCTCTACGAGTTTTAGTTTGTTCAGATACATCTGCTATGACATTAAATTGTCCTTTTCCTATTTGATTCTTAATCACTTGATTACCTGCTTCATCAGCTTCTCTAGAGTTGATCTTAGCAGTATCAAATTGAATCTTCTGATCCTTACCAAATGATGCTACAGGTACTTCTCTATCATCATCAAAGTAAATATCAGCAGCCATTGCTTGATATATCTGACCTGCTCTAATGACTGATCTAGTCATATTAGCAAGATACATATCTGCTTTAGCATCTGTTCTAGTAGCAGCAATGTCCATTGCATCAGCAGATACGTTAGCCTTAACTGATCCTGCACCATCTTGAGAATTAGTTAATTCTTGAATATCATTAGCACTGATCTGAATAAGTGTTCCTAGAACAGGAGGTAAATCAGGAGGTTTGATATAGCTAACAGGTCCTGCATTTACTTTAAGTCCTCCTTGAGCTTCATCAGTAATAGGATTAATGAGTGCATAAGGATGTCTTTCTTGATTCATATTAGCCCATGAATCTTCATGCCCCTGCATCTGTTCAGGAGTAAAGATAGGAACTTCTCTAGGAGATAAGGCAGCTTGTTCTACTAGCTTACTAATCTGAACATTATAAACACGTTGAGGGTCTTTAGCTGATCTAACATGTCCCTTAGCACGTTCTTGATTATCAATAAAGAATCTCTGACCATAGAAAGGTACTACAGGAATAACTCCTCCTGCAATTAGTTTACCTTTCTTGTGATCATAATCATCCCCAAGAATTTCTAGACCTGACATGATCCATTTACGACATTCTGTTCTAGTAATGTTTTTCTTGAATCTTAACTCATAGCCTGTTTGTTCTAACTTAGTTCTATCATCTTGATAATCTTTATCAGATTTATAAACCTTAACTTTATTACCTGTGAGTGTATGAACATAACTCCATACAGTGTCTTTAACTTCTACAAGTTTATAGTATTCACATACTCTAATACATAGAGGTTGATACCAATCATAATAAGGTTTAAGAAACTGTTGTGGCCATGAAGCAATAGCATCTTCTCCAAATTCAGCTTTGAATGCTTCAGGACTATAAGGACTGATTACGTAACAATATTTAGCATCAGATTTATCATATAGTCTAGCATTTCTATCCCAGAATACATTCTGATCAGCATCAACAATAGTTTCCCATATAATCTTTTGGTAAGCTTCTTCTTCATCCTCATCATCACAATACACATTAGTTAATCGCCAAGCACCATAACCTCCTGCAACACCTTCAAAGAAAGCATTATCTTGTGCTTGATCCCCACCACTTAGATAATAATCAGCTAGATACATTCCATTCAATGTAGATGCTGCATCATCCTTAGTAGATGTTCCTACTGATCTATAGTTTACAACAATTCTATGATCTTGATAGGCATTATAAATATCTGTTAATCCTTGTGCAGTTTTATTAACTTCAATCTGCACAGCATTAGTGAATATATCAGCCCAATCACCTTCCCATTGAGCACCTGCAATAAATGCAAATCGTCTATCTGATATTGCTGTTACTCTTTCTTCTTGTAAGTAAGGATAATCAGCATCAAATCTACCTATTGCTTCTCCATGTATATCATCTCCCCAATCACGATATACATTATCCTGTGTTTTAATCTCATCATAATTCATGATTTTTTAACTTTCTTTAATGCATTAACTTCTGCTAAAGTTAATCCTTTTGATCTACCATCAGCACCTTTCTTATATGTTCCATTAGGCTGCATATAATATAAGCTTTTAGAATGCTTCACAGGTTTCTTCATGATGCTTTCTTTCTATTAAAAGCAGTTTTAGTTACTGGAATTGGTCTTACTACTGTAGTATTTCTTTTGAATGTAATGGTATCAATAACTCTACCTATTAGAGATAAACAATCTACATCATCATCATGTTTACCAGCAGGGAATTTAACATATTCATCTCTTACAGAATCATACTCTACTGTATTAGGTAACGATACTCTTTGATCCTGTACTAATGCTTGTGCTGATCTAGCTCTAATTTCCTTAGACACAGTTGATGGTAACCACTCAAGGAAACAAACAAGTCTAGTAGGTTTGTTATTTCTTAAAGCTTCTAATAGCATAGGCTCAATTGCTTTTTGGATTGCTCCTGCTTCACCAAACCATTTTAAAGGTCTGTACTTCTCAATAAGTTTACATTGTTCCTTGATCCACTTATCAGATTTAGTCTTACCTTTCCATCCATCAACTAGGTAAACGTGTGCAGGTTCTTGTGTATCATCAATCCCCCATATACGCAATACAGTATTATCACCTTTTCCATCACTCACAGCATAGTCAGATGTACCATAGTAGCGAAGATTACTAGGTAAATCTTTCTTATCATATCTAAGTATATTCTCTCTCAAGAAATATATACCATCTCCTGCTGTAGGCTTTTGTTGATACAATGAAGCCCATGTTCTAGGATCACTTCTAAATGGTTCCCAATGATCCAATGGATTACCTGTAGCTAAACCAAACCATTCAGGCCATAAAGATTCACCTATCTTACGTTGTAATGGATCATCTGTTCTATCACATATAGCAGGTAAACAAATAACTCTCCACCTACGCTTATCTTTACCTATAAAGTCTCCTGATTCTCCATCCCATCCCTCAGGTAGAATTTGTCCTGCAAGATCAGCTTCATTCCATCTAGTCATAATCATGACAATAGGAGCACCAGGTTTTAAACGAGTAGTGAAGTTCCTCTCATATGCTTGATATGTTTTCTTCTGCATAGTTTCACTATCTGATTCTTCTGCACCTTTAACAGGATCATCAATGATACCTAAATCAGCACGACGTGATGTGATTTCACCAAACAAACCTCTACTGAGGAATGATGATCCATTACTCAATGCAAAGTTATCAACTGCTCTCCTCTCCTGATTAGGTTTAATATCAGGAAATAGATTGAGGAATGATTTACTATTAATCAGTTGTTTAACTTTTCTAGCCTGATTCTGTGCAGGCTCGTCTCCATATGAAGCTAGGATAACTGACTTTCTAGGAAACTTAGCCATAAACCATGAACCAAACACAACATCAGTGTATGTTGATTTAGCACTACCAGGAGGCATAA